CTCCGTTCGCCTGTTTCGGTGAATCGTTGTGGTGTCTTTGCGAAGGCTTGGAATGGCCGTTCAATCGCTGGCATATCGGTCAGGGCCACGAATTGGACCCCTTCATCCACCTCGTCCACGGTCATTCTGTAAATGGGTAGTTCCATAGTGGTAAATGTCCTATGCCCCCAAAGTTGCAAATTCCTCCAACCTCCGAACCCTGCGAGTGCTTTGGGTGATGTCCCGTTCCACGACATAGGCTCGCATTGGCGATGAACCTTGGCCTTGGCCCATTGCAGCACCATCGGTTCCAAGCATGGTCGTTTGAGGGTTGGCAAAGATTGATGCAGGAGCAGCCTCTCCACCTCCACCGCCCCCAGCAGTCAACGCACCACCGCCTCCGCTTGCTGAACTCCCTTGGAACTGCGTCTTGCTGATTTTCGCAACCTGTGCCAACCCTGCTGCAAGAGCGATACCTGCGTCAACAAACTGACGGCCCGTTGCAAGTTTAATCGGGTTCCCTCCAGCAGTCAGGGCAGCGGTTACGGCCATAAAGGTATTAATGAGGGCTTGACCTATGCTGGCCTTCTTGTTTATCTCAAAGGCTTTTCTTTGGTCTTTCTCGGATTGGCCCAAGCCAGCAGTCAGTAAATCGCCAAGCGCACCAACGGCATCGGAAGCCATCTTTAGGTCTTGTTGCCTGCGTTCACGTTCAATCCTTGATATCTCTTCTTCGGTCAGTTGCTTTTGATTGACCTTTGCTGCATCAAACCTTGCATTGATGTCCTTCTCCATCGTGAGGTACGCTTCGGTATCTCCGAGGGCTAACTTGGCTGCTGCCAACCTTTGAACTCGCTCTTCATCAAGTTGGGATTCAAGTAAGATTCCCTTGGTTTTTGCTTTATCTATCTCATCTCTAAACTGTTCTTCCGCTAATTGATTCCTGACATCATAGTCTTTCCTTGCATCTTCCTGCAACTGCGAGTCCAAGTTTAATAAAATCTCAGCCTTTCGGTTCTTCTCGTCTATCTCAAGTTGGTCGAGTTCTTGCTGGCTTTGTGCGAGCAATCTCCTTTGTTGGTATAGCCTTTCATTTTCAGCATAAATCTTTTGAGCAATTTCGATTTGTGCCGTTGCATTTTCTTCACCTTTAACGTATTGGGATTGAAGCACCTCAAGTTCACGCTCAGATGTAGCAATGGCTTTTTCTTTGGTCGCTATTTCATCCTGCTTTGCCCTTATTTGTGCTTGAGCGGTTATGATGCCAATCTCGTTGAGTTTGTTCAACTTTTCTTGCCCCTTCATCTCTTGGGCTTGCAGTTTGATTAACTCAACCTTCTTGGCCTCAATGGATTCAATCTTGGCCCCATTTGCCTCCATCAAAGCAATCTCACGCTCCAAGGCAGCAATGGCTTTGGTATTGTTCGGTGGTAAGCCGAGCAATTCTCGCAACTTTTCCCAGTTGGTGTAGGCAAGTCCCGCAGCAACGGCAATCAGCCCGATGCCTGTTGCAGCAAGTGCAGCCTTGAAACCTTTGAGGCTTATGGTCGTCCCTTTGACGGTCTTGTCGTAAAGGGCCAAGGCAATCCTGTTAGCGGTGGTTGCTACGGCACTCGTCTTAGTCGTAATGGCAAGCAAGGCCTGTATGCTTTGAAGCAAAGCCATAGACGCTTGAACCTTCATCATCGTCTTTTGAAGGTCCTCGTTCTCTTCGCCATACAAGGCTGACATACTCGTCGCAATCGTGAACCCTGCGGTTACTGCAGTCAAAGCCTCCGAGAACAACTGCATCCCTTGCGTTCCTGACTTTGCGACCGAATCAACGGACTGCTCAACGCCTTCAATGGTTCGCTTGAACTCCCCTGCCTCTTGCTGAAGCCTAATAAATTCTTCGGTATTCTGCTTGCCAGCAACGGCAAGTTCAATCATCCGCTTCTTCGCAGCATTCAGTTTATCCTCAAGGGACTGAAGTGCTGGACCGCTCGCATCAGTAGCGGTTACCTTGATCGCAATTTCTTTGTTTACGTCTGCCATTATCCGGGGGTTGGTAATTCAGGGTTGATGGGTGGTTCGTAGTCGGGGTCTGCTGGGTCGGGGTCGATAGGTCCGTTCGGTAATCCAGCAGGGTCGCTTGTTATTGGAACGCTCGTTACAGGCACGAACTCTGCGAGGTTGAGAATCCTGCGGAGCGTTACCCGGCACGGCTTTGCTTCGCCTACGGTATAGTCCCGAATCTCAAGCAAACGCCAGCGGATGCCGTTGTAATAAATCGGCTTGCGGAAGTCAAGTTGGTAGATGTCCACGCAGTTCAAGACCATGGTCAACTCCAACTGCAAGGCTTCCTTGGAGGTCGTTTCGGTGATGTAATTCAGCCAGTATTTGTTGTAAAGGTTGTTGTTCGTGTAGGTGATTGGCGTACCGCTTGCGTTGACCGTATTGTAGAAGACCTGCCTCGGAATACCAAAGGCAAGGTCCTCGGTCGGTGCATAGGGGTTGTCAATGTGGCTCACGAATGGAACATTGGCGACATACTCACCCGTAGCAAACGAACCGCTCACGCCTGTTTGATAAAACCAAGACGTTGTGCCTTGAGCAATGGAGTTGTACTGCGCTAATCGGTAGCCCGTGTTCAACTGCTTGACCGTACCGCTTGCCGTGCTGCCTTCCAAGTCCCAAGCCCTCCCGATGACCTTGTCTGTTGTGAACGAACCCGGTATCAGCGTTCCGGCCATGGTTTCGCAGACGAACTCGGATTTGCCATAGAAGTTTTGTGTCAAGAACTGACGGCCTCCGTACCCTTCCTTGGCGAGCGGATTGCTTGACTTGTAGGTCTTGGACAGGTAATCGCCCATGTCCTTGTACTTAAACACAAGCGACTTGTATTGGTTGGGGTCGCCATTGGTCAACAACTGCTCTTGGTTTTCGTCAACCTTCTGCGTCCAGTCAACCACACCGCTGGAGTAGAAGTCCTTGAACGGCTCGATGTATAGGAGTTTAGGGTCCTGTGCATCGGGCATGAAGTAAAGGTTGAACATCTTTTGCAAGTCAACGAGCAGGTCGCTCTGCTTCACGTCAGCAGGCAGGGCGGTCCGCATATCAACGACCCCGATGCTTGCTGGATTATCAATGCAAGTCCATAAGACTGTGGCTCCTGATAAGATTGTGCCAGCACCTCCAAGGGCAGGTGCAGTAAAGACAAAACCTATGTTTGAAGTCGTATTTGCAGGAATAGTGACATCCTCAAAGACCACTGTCATCTTTTGATTATTGCGAACCGTTATGTTGGTAATGACCGCATTATCGGTTGAATCGGTCAGGTTCCTGACACTCATATTTGCTCGGACGCTTGGAACTGTTGGCGATACGGTTTGAACCGTAAACTCAACGCTTACATTCCAACGGGTCGGAACATTCGGAGCGACGAAAGTGCTGGACGATGCGACCCAGTATCCTGCATTGTCAAAGTAAGGAGCAGGAGTGTCTTTTGAAAATAATACAGTGAAATCCACGTTGTTCGCACCACTCACATTTCCAGTTGACTGCGCAAAGATGTTAGACCCCGAAAGGTTGACAGGAATCGTCCCGGCAGAGTAGGGGATGACCAGTTTCTTGAATAGGGTTGAGTTAAAGAAATTGGATGAATACCGATAGCCTGCCTGTGCGAAGATTAGATCCACCATCTTCTTGACGTAAATGGATGGCCCCATCTTCCAGTAAGGGATAGCAAACCACCCTTGTGTGATTACATCCGTGGCTCCGTAGGAATCCACCAAGCCGTAAACGTAACCACTCGCACCTAATGCCGCCCAAGTGGCTGAAACATGGGCCGAGGTCAGCGTGTGGTTCATCCCGGTAACGCCAGCCGTGTTGACGAGCAGGTTGTTTTGGATGTCTTGGAATAGGCTCACGTCCTCGCTGAACAGGCCGACCTCGTAGGTTACTTCGCCCTTGGTCTTGCTCATGGACAGCAACTGCATCGCACCGCTGAATACTTGGACCCCATCCTCCCACATCGCAGCACGAATCTTCTTGTTGGGTTGGAATCCACCCACGAAGGACTGCACGTTGTAGGCAAACTTGAACAGGCTTGCGTTGGTTGTCGTATTAGGCAACTCAATCGTTTTGGAGAACGACCCCCTACGCTTGGTGATGTCGTTTATGTCGTCAATGCTGAACGTGATGGCTATGTCCGTGCCGCCCATGGTGTCCAACACATAAGCCAGTTCAGGTTGGTCGTAAAGGGTCGCAAAGGTTGAGAACAGGCAGCCAAAGCAAGCGTCCTCCCTGCTCGTAGCACCATCGGCATCGGCTCGGTCGTTAAACGCATTCCAAGCCTGCAAGTCGGTGGTGTAGTCAGCGGTCGGGTAGGCAATCAGCGTAACGCTCATAGAATGTTGTTCTTGTAAGCCACGGCAACATCAACCTGCAACTGAGTCAGGCGGTCGTTCCTGCGTGTCGTGAATTGGTAGGTGTTGGCGTTGACGATAGCCTCCACTAACTGCCCATCCAGTTCAAGCCATACCTGCCCGGACCTGACCATCTCAATCAGCCAAGCGGATTCGGCATCCGTCAGCCAGTCGGAGTTGAGTGCGTAAACGTAATCAAACTCCCCTGCCCATACTTTGTCGTAGGTGGTGGTCGCATAAACGTCCGAGTTGTAGCCGAACGTCTGCCGGGTAATGTTGGCCCTCTTGCGGTTCTTTAGCGTGAAGGTGTAGGAGTCAATGCCTCCGAACTTGTTTTGGAAGTGAACTGGGATGGAGTTGAATCGCTCGCAGGGGCCGAAGGTGAAGGTCGTGATGACTGACCCCGAACCCTGATTAGCCAAGAACTGCACCGTGTAGGAATCCCCCTCAACGGCTCCGCTTAGTGCTGCGATGGTTCCCGATAGTTGAGCAGGTCCGCACCCGAAGCGTTGGATATTGAAATCCGTTGTACCTGAAAGGCTTGGGCTGACTGCTATGTCGTAATTGACCCCCTTGTAAGCCACACGGCCCGAAACGAGGTAGGTGTCATTGGCGGACACGGCAGTAAACTTCGTGGCGTTAATCGCAAGCCAAGCCTTGCCTCCACGATACACGGTGAAGGCCGATAGCGTTGTCAGGGGTTTCACGGAATTGAACGAGGACCCGATTCGGAAGTAGGGACTTAGGCTCCAGTCTTGGAACTCCAACTGCTCCAAGTTCCCCGCAAACCCCATGACCCCGCTGACGGTGGTAACGGTTCCCGTCTGCACCGCAGGGGTGTTCCCGTATTCCTCCATGAAGTCAAGCCTGTACCCCGAATAGTACCCGGCATGGTCCACGAAGCCCGTTTGGGTCAGCGATGGCTTAGTCGGTGCAATCAGCGTTTCAACGACCTTGGCAACGTCAAAGAAGCCGAAGTTCGTCAAAGGTAACTTGTCGCACTTGAGCCGGGCAAGGGTCGTCCCTGCTGGGTTCTTGACATCGCAGACGTACCTGTAATTGGGTTGTGCAATCAGCGAACCGCTGACTTTAAAGAGCATCTTGTTGTACACAGGGGTTGCTACGAGAGGCGACCCTGATAGGACGGTTATTGCCATTTTATCTTGTTGTTGCTACGCTTATGGATTTACCAAGGACCTCTGCGATATTCTCGGTCAGGGCCTCTATCATTTCGGGGGATACTGCGTTGCTCATGAAGTTGGTCGCTCGCAGACCTTCCCTCCGAATCTTGTTGGCGATGTTGATGGCAAAGGATCTGTTTGCTGCCTTCTTGTCCCTGCCTTCCAACGGAATGCCCTTGAACGCAATCCACTCCTGAATTGGACGGATAGGTGGACGTTTGTCCCGGTATTGGAAGGGAGAGTTAGGCGCACGTTTTGTTGAGTTTGCCCCCTTGACACCGAGGTCCACGAACTTCCAATAATCCGCTGCCTCAATAGCGACAACGAAGGACTGGTCGTTTAGGGATATCGGGGTAACGGTTATGGACTGCGAGAGGGCATTGCTTGCGATGGCGTTCGACTTGGCAAGGTTCTCCTTTGCAAGACGGACCACTCCTTCAAGCCACTTGACAACCAATGCGTGGGACTTATTCTCAATGGCCCCATCTTCAAGGGCTACACCAAAGTCAGCAAGGGCCTCCTTTTGGATGTCGGTCAGTTTCTTTCCTGACCCCCCTACAAAGACGTTGAACTCCATACGGGTAAATGTCCCCCGTGCTGGAATGTGTCTATCTGCGCCTCGCTCGCTCCGCCTCCATCCGTTCGGCTTCCAAGATGTCGTGAATCAGGAGGGCATAATTGAGAAACTCCACCGCCTTCATTGCAAAGATGGCATCGAACTTGAGAACGTCCTTGTTGGCCATCCTCCACACCACCATCAGCCAGCCGTACCCTGCGAGAGGGCTTACGTCAGCCCCTCGGCCTTCGTCATCAGGTGCTTGGAATAATCGCTCAAAACTTTCAAGTAGGATTCGGAACTTAGCAAAAAAAAACTGACAACGCCCCAAACATCGCCCACCTTGGCGTGTTTCTTCATCAACTCGGCTCGCTCGGCATGGGCAGCCCCGTCGTACTTCTTGGGGAAGAATCCGAATAGACCGCCTTCCCGGCATAGAGTAGCCATGATGCGGTGAAGGTTCTGCAGGAGTTGCTTCTCGTCCGTGGTGTTTGCGTCCATCAACTCTATCAACTGCCCAGCGGTCAACTCATCCGTGAACACCGTTGGAATCCACCACTTGCCCCCTGCTTTGAACTTTCGCTTGTAACCCAACGCAGGCAATGCGTTCCACTCGCTTATGATGGCCTTGTATCTCTTTAGGACGCTCTTGGCGGACATTTCCCTCACGAGTGATATATCGACCCCCTCAACGATTGCAACGACTCCTGCACGCTTATCGTAATCTCCCAGCACGCTTGAGAACTCAATGGCTCCGATGCGTTGGAACTGGTCAATGGTGAGGTCTTGGAGTTTCATAGTTTCAAGAAGGTTTTGTAGGACGATGCCGACGATGCCGATGCAAGGTACTGGCTGAACTCCTTATCAGCCTTGCGTTCTTTCTCCGAATAGTACCAAGGAATGTGCCTCGCTGACTCAAGCAACGAAACCCCACCGATGAAGTACTCCTGACGATTGTAAACGGCAAAGGTCGTGTCGATAGGCACGTCAACTCTCGCTGCCATGATGACCCGTGAGTTACGCTGACGAGTCGCTTCGTAGTTGTTGACGTGGGTGTAGTACGACGACCTTGGAGGCACGTCATCCCATCGGAGCGACAGGCCGACCTTGCCTGCTTGGGGGAATTGTTGCAGCCAATCCAAGCACATGGGAATCGTCCGCTTGCTGGTCTTGTAAAGGTCAAGGTCCGGGTCTGTAACCGCATAGTAAGGCTCGCCAAGTTTCTGCACCAAGCCCGAAGTCCATGGGGCTTGATGGCCCAAGTTTTCGTCAAGCATTACGACCTTGCAGGGGTTCGTGGCGTACCACTCCAGCAAAGGTTCGTAGGTTGAACCGTTGTCCACGATGTAAATGTCCCCAATCCCCTCCCACTTGCTCAAGTCCCTGACCATTGCCTTGGGCCATGTCAGCAGGTTGCGGTTGTTGATGATTACGGGGATGCCCATGTTAGAACTTGTAAACGGCAATAAGGTCGTCGTATCGGCCCGATTCACTAAGGTCTATGGCCTCAAAGATTGAATTGCTCGGTGCTACGGCTGACAGGTTCACGAACCAATCCTTGCTCTGAACGTCCTCAATCATTAAGACACCGCCTTGGTTCATCAATGGTGCATACAGGCTGACGACCTGCAACATAGAGTCTAAGGTGTGCGGGCCATCGTCAAGCAGGAAGTCGATGCCGTTCTTAAAATAGTCCCTTGCTACTTGCACGGATTCGGGTGTGTAGGCCGATGCGATGTGAAGCCTTGAACGAGTCCAGTCAATGTACTTGTCAGCCTTTGGCTTGACTTGGTTGGCAATGTCGTAGAACAGGAACTTGGCCTTTGGAAGATATTTGCACCACATAGCCATGGACCCTCCGTGCCACACGCCTATCTCCACGAAGTTGATGGGGTCGGCTCGCATTTCAGCCAAGTACTTGGCATAGGTGCTTGTGTAGTTGTGGCCGTAGGCCTTGTCGGTTCCTCCGTCCCAGTCAGCACCATTGAGGTCTAACTCGTCGAGGATGGCAATCAGCTCTTCGTCTTTCATGGTTAAAATGTGATTACAAACTTTTCGGGACCCGGCCATCCGGGGTTGGTGTCGTAGACCTTAGTGTCGGGCTTCTTTCCAATCCAATGTTCGGCCTGCCAGCGGTGGTCCCGTACAGGCTCACCCAGTTCCTTGATGTGGGACGACTTGGCCCACCAATAGGTTCCACCAAAGTATGGGTAGCCTTCGGGGTTGTTGTGGTCCGCCATGTGAGGGAACTGCTCCTTGGTAATCCAATGGCAGCCTACGGCATCGACTCCTTCCAGCAGTTGCAGGCAGCGTTCCCAAGCCACGACGTTGAAGAAAGTCATGCTTCGATTCCACAACTGGTTTATCAAAGAAGGGTCGCTTGCCCCCTTGGTGTGGGCGTACAGGTACACGGCATCCTCTTCCTGCGAAGCCCGGTACATCTCGGTCAGGGTCGCCTGCTCCCAAGCATTCGTCCGGGTTACCACGACCTTGACCTTATCGGCCACCATCGAGTTCTCCAGCACCTCCTTGACCGCTTTGCGTTGTTCGGGTGGACCAACGATGCCGACACGGATTTCGTCCAAGACATTGATGAGGCCATAGTTGCAGACCGCCATCATGTGTTGATTCAGGATTAACTGCCAATTCCCTCCGCAGTAGATGTGGTAGTAGTGGACGACTTTCATAAGGTCCAAAGGAGGGTTAGAAGGGTGATGATAAAGAAAACGGCTGCAAGCGTCTTGCCGATTTCGATGAGCAGGTCAAGGATGCGTTCGGTGTTCATGGGGCAAAGTTACACCACAACATACTTCCCTGAGTTGCTTACTCTTAACTTGTTGAGAGCCACATACCGCATCGCATCGCAGGCGTGGTTGAAGGAATCAATCGGGACCCCCGTGTTCTTGCCCTCTTTGTCGGTTGCCCAAGTGTAGGATCTTAATTCTTTGATAAGGTTGGTGCTATCCTTGGTTACCTGCAATTTAAAGCGTTTCAGGATGTCAATCCCGTTCCTGACCGAATCGGGGCCTTTGTCCGCTGGCTTGATGTTGAAGCCAAGACGGTAGATTTCCTCGATGCTCTTGGGTTCTGCTGAATCGGCCACGATTTCCCAAGCCCTTGTAATGCCCAGCGACCGCAACTTGTCTGCGATGTCTTGGTTGGTAAGGCCCGTGGAGTACAGCAGTTCCTGAATCAGCAGGCAGTCCCCTTGGCGGTAGATAGCGACCAAGGCCGTAGGGTCGTTGCTAAAGCCCCAGTCAAGCCCAAGGGCGACGAATTTCGCTCGGCTGACATCGATACCCTCCACCACCTCGAAGTCCTCGTATATCGCACCCTGAAGCGTCCCGACCTGACCGA